TGAGGAAGATCCAACAGCATGTCAATATATCTCTAAAGAGATTGTTCTTGAAAATTCTGCATCTTCGATCAAAATTATACTGGCTGCTCACGTTGGAGAAGATGCCGACATTAGGGCATTCTATGCAGTAAATAATAATGTCGGACTTGAACCGGTATTTACGCCATTCCCAGGATACTCTAACTTTAATTCTAGAGGACAAGTTATCTCTGCTGAAAATAGCAATGGAGAATCTGATTCCTTTATTGTAAAATCAAATACAAAATCTTTCGATAGTGAAAATATTGATTACAGAGAGTATACATTTACAATTGATCAACTCCCTGCATTTAGAACCTATAGAGTAAAAATCTCACTGACATCTAATAGTCAGTGTTTTGTTCCTAGAATTAAAGAACTTAGAGCAATCGCGTTAGCATAATGGATTTTTACGGATTAGAGGGACATAAGGATCTCGCAAGAGATCCTTCTACAAATGCTGTGGTAAATGTAAATAGTCTTGAATATCAACAGTATCTTTCAAGACGTAAAGTGAAAACTGAAACGAATCATAAGACACAGAACATGGAGCAAGAACTTGCTAATATGAAAAGTGACATTGATGAAATTAAATCTTTACTAAAGGAGTTGTTACATGGATCCTGATACAATCGAACTAAAAAACTTATCAAAAAGTTTTGCATATCAGCAAATTGCAACTGATATAGATAATTGTGATGATCGTGATGAATTAAAAAACATCGCAAAGTCTTTTGCAAAACTTTATTATAAACAACAAGAAACAATGGCAGTAATAGGGTTAGCAGATGGCAACTAAAAATATCACCTTTGATCCAGATTCAGGAGTTCCCTACGGATTAAATCTAACGATTTATGGTGGTTCTGATTTTTCTGCGAATTTGAATGTTTTAGATACATCAAACTCTGCATTTAATCTAACGGATTATACTGGATCTGCAGCCATTTCAAAAAGTGTTGCAGTGGGAGCAACACTTGGAATTACTACAGAGTTTACAGTAGGATTTACAAGTGCATTTGACGGAAAGATGTCAATATCTCTTGGAAGAACAGACACTAGAAGTTTGGTTGAAGGTAGATATATGTACGATGTTTTAGTAAGTTCTGGAACTACAGTTTACAGTTTAGTAAACGGAAACGTTTATGTTTACAATCCTGTATCTTCAGCACCCTAAATACAGTTAGGAAACTTGTGGAATAAATGGCACAACCAGCAAGTAGATCAGATTTAATCAATTATTGTAAAAGGCAACTTGGGGCTCCTGTCCTTGAGATTAATGTTGCTGATGAACAAGTTGATGATCTTGTAGATGATGCTTTACAATATTTCCATGAAAGACATTTTGATGGAGTAGGTCAAGTATATTTAAAATATAAAATTACTCAAGCAGATATTGATAGAGGAAAAGGAACAAATGAGGTTGGCATTGTTACCACCAGTGCTAGCACTTCTATCAATGGACAAACAGCAACATTTCAATTTGAAGAGAATAGCAACTACTTGCAGGTTCCTCCACAAATTCTAGGAATATCAAAAATTTTCAGATTTGATGGATCTAACACCGTTACTAATAACATGTTTAGTGTTAGATATCAACTATTTTTAAATGACATATATTATTTTGGGTCAACTGAGTTATTGACTTATGCAATGACAAAAACATATCTTGAAGATATAGATTACCTTCTTACGACAGAGAAACAAATTAGATTTAATCAAAGACAAGATAGACTTTATTTGGATATTGACTGGGGATCTGTGGGTGTTAATGATTACCTTGTTATAGATTGCACCAGACTTTTAGATCCTAATGATTTTACTAGAGTATATAATGACTCTTTCTTAAAGAGATATCTCACAGCTCTCATAAAAAGGCAGTGGGGTCAGAACTTAATCAAGTTCCAAGGTGTTAAGTTGCCCGGTGGAATTGAATTGAATGGAAGACAGATTTATGATGATGCAGAAAAGGATTTAGAAATTATTAGGGAGCAAATGTCAAATACCTATGAACTTCCTCCATTAGATTTCATAGGTTAATATCATGGTGTTAAATCCGTTTTTTACACAAGGAACATCATCGGAGCAAAATCTTGTTCAGGATTTAATCAATGAACAACTCCGAACATATGGAGTGGATATATTTTATCTTCCTAGAAAATACATGACGGAAAACACTGTCATAAGAGAGGTTGTGCAATCAAAATTTGACATGGCACTTCCTCTTGAGGCATATGTTGATAATTATGATCAATATTCTGGAGCGGGTAATATTCTTTCAAAGTTTGGAATTGAATCAAAAGACGAAGTAAGACTTATTATTTCTAGAGAAAGATTTGAAAATTATATTACACCATTAATTGAAGATCAGGCAAATGTAAAACTATCAACTAGACCAAAAAGTGGAGATCTTATTTGGTTTCCTCTTGATGATAGGATCTATGAGATTAAAGACATTGAATATGCAAAACCATATTATCAGTTACAAAATCTCTACGTTTATGAATTATATTGCGAACTCTTCCGTCTTGAGGACGAGGTTATCGCAACTGGTATTGAAGAAGTAGATAATAATTTAATTGGTGAGGATTATGATGGTCAGACTGATGATGGTATTAGTACAATTCAAGGACCAACACAATCTCTTACGTTGGTCGGTTCTGGTGTAACAGCAACAGCAACTGCTGCTATTTTAAATGGAGGAGTCAGATTCTTTAGTATTACAAATAGAGGTGGAGGATATAGTGTAATACCAACAGTTGGAGTGACCTCAGCTCCTGCAGGAGGAACAAACGCAGTTGGTGTAGCCACTATGATTGGTGGAATAAATGTTTGTAACCTTAATGCAAATGAAAAATTACAATCGGTTCAGGCAGTAAATGTTGTAAATGCTGGAACCGGATATACAGTTGCTCCCACAGTTAAATTCATTGTTCCATCTGGACAGAGTGGATCTGGAGCAGCTGCTACAACTGTAATTGGAGATGGCGTTGTTGGTATTATCACGGTTACCTCTGGTGGTGGAGGATACACTGTATCTCCTACTATTTCGTTTACTAACGAAGTATTTAAATCTGGGGTTACAACAGCATCTGCAACTGCTCTTGCAATTGTAAGTGCTGCAGGCACTGTTTCTTCTATTCACATCACTAATGCAGGTCTTGGGTATTCTACTACTCCAACAATCTCTGTCGGAAGTCCAGAAAGTTCTGGATCTGGAACATTTGCATTTAATGAAATTGTAACTGGATCTTCAAGTGGAACAACAGCAAGAGTTAGAACTTGGAATGCAACAACAAATGTTCTTGAAGTTGCAAACGTCACTGGAGAATTCACTATTGGTGAAGATATTGTTGGACAAACATCTGGAGCATCTTATGCTTTACGTGTTGCAGATACCCAACCTGCTGACGATGGATTTGCAGACAATATTAATATAGAGACGGAAGCAGACTCTATATTAGACTTCTCCGAGCAGAACCCATTCGGTATGCCATAAATAAAAATATCTTAATATAAAGATATTGTAGGATTTAAAAATGTTTGAATATTTTTACAACGAAATTTTGAGGAGGACCATTATATCTTTTGGTACACTTTTCAATAATATTAATATTAAACATGAGGACTCTTCTGATAACGTAGTAAGCGTTGTAAAAGTTCCTTTGGCATATGGGCCAACTCAAAAGTTTTTGGCAAGATTGGAGCAATCTCCAGATCTGAATAAACCCTTTGCAATTACTTTGCCAAGAATGTCATTTGAGTTTACTGGTCTTACTTATGATCCTTCAAGAAAAGTATCGACAACTCAAACATTTGTAGTCAAAGATCCTACTGATGGAACAGAGAGTAAAAAGGCATATATGCCAGTTCCTTACAATATGCAATTTGAACTTTCCATTATGTGTAAGTTAAATGATGATGCACTTCAAATTGTAGAGCAAATTTTACCATATTTCCAACCAGCATATAATTTATCAGTTGAATTGGTTGAGTCTCTTCAAGAAAAAAGAGACATACCTGTGGTACTAGAAAATATCACAATGCAAGATGATTATGAAGGAGACTTTACTAGTAGGAGAGTTCTTCTTTATACATTGAGATTTACCGCAAAGACATATCTGTTTGGTCCTGCATCTGCTGCAACCAAGGATATTATCAAAAAGGCATCGATCAGCTATCTTACTGGTACGAACACCGCAAATACCACTAGAGAGAAGACTTATTCTGTCGAACCTAGAGCAATTAAAAATTACACAGGTGATGCTGCAACTACCCTTGCTGCTGACATAACAAAAACATCCAAAACATTTGAAGTTGCAGATGGCACTAAGGTAACTAAGGGATCTTATATTGCTATTGATTCAGAGGAGATGTTTATCAAATCTATAAGTGGTAACAAGATCACTGTCAACAGAGGTCAAGATGGAACAGAGATTGAAACTCATCTTGGAGGAGCAGATGTTCATGTTATCGATGCTGCCGATACTGCTCTGATTCAGGTCGGTGATGACTTTGGATTTAGTGGAACTTAATCATGAAAAACAAATTTGATGATTTGAATAATACATTTAACACTAATGATGATTTAATTCAACCAGAAGTCATAGAGAAAAAAGTTGAAAAAATTAAAGAAACAGTAGATCATGTAAAAAAGGATTATGATTACACAAGAGGTAATTTATATTCAATCATAGAAAAGGGTCAAGAGGCAATTAACGGAATTCTTGAACTTGCACAAGAAAGTGAAATGCCTAGAGCATATGAGGTTGCTGGGCAACTAATAAAAAACGTAGCTGATGCAACTGATAAATTAATGGATCTTCAGAAAAAACTGAAAGATGTAGAAGAAGAGAAGCAAATAAAAGGTCCATCCACAGTCAACAATGCTTTGTTTGTTGGATCAACAGCGGATCTTGCAAAAATGCTAAAGGATGGACTCAAAGAAGATCCTAAATAATCTTGGGAGAGAAATCCCGAAGTATTTAAGTTACTAATAAAATGTCTAAAGAAGACTTGCCATCTATTGATGATTTGGTCAATAGTGACCTCCCATCAGTCGAAGATTTTATAACAGAAGAGAACGCAGAGGAACTCCCTTCTGTTCAAGATTTTATTGTTGAAGAGAAAGAAGAAGAGATAGTAGAAACTGTTGAGGAAGTAGAAGAACAAATAGATCTTACAGAAGTTATACGTCTTATCAATGACGTAAGAAAAGATATACCTGATATTCCAGAAGTAAAGTATTACGATCAGGAACTTGAACAGTTATCTGAAAAGATCAGTAGTCTTCCCGAAGTAAAGTACTACGATAAAGAAGTAGAAGCAATATGTGAGCAAATTGATCTCGTCAGAGAGCAAGTAAAGGACTTACCAGAGGTCAAATACTATGACGAGCAGGTTGATGCTATTGAAGACCGAATTGATAGTCTTCAAACGGATGTAACGAACCTTCCAGAGGTCAAATATTATGACTCAGAAATTGAGGCAATTTGTGAAGCTATCGATGCAGTAAAGGCATCTATTCCTAAGTTTCCAAAATGGGTTAATGAAGTAAATGAAGTCCCAGATTTCTCTTGGATTGGTAAAACTTTTAGTGTTATTGATGATGACTTTGTAAAGGTCAATGATACTATTGAGGGATTAAGAGGAAAAGTTCAGTTTGATATTGAACAACTCTCTGAAAATGTCGAGACAAAGTATTTTAATAATACAGTCAAGATTGAATCAGATGTCAAAGATCTTGATGATAAAGTAAATGTTCGCATAGACGAAGAAAAAGACAAGATCTGGAAAGAATTAAGATCTTCATCCATGAAGATCTGGGAGTATCATAAAGAGTTTAAAGATGATGATCGTAAACTCAAGAAACAAATTCTTGGGGAATATAATAGTCTCAAACAAAATATCAATAAAGAACTTAAGGAGATTAACTACACCAGTACAAAGACTGATGAGTTACTTCTAAAGTATTTTACTGAACTGAGAGAAGAGATTTCAGGTCTTCCTGAAGTCAAGTATTACGATAAAGATATTGACTATGTAAAGTCTGATATTAAAGGTCTGTACAAGATTGTTGAAGATATTAAATCTTCTCAAAAGCAATTACAAGAAGATCAAAAACTATTAGCAGAAACTAATGTTCCCCTTGGAGAGGATCCCCCAGATACAAATAATTCAGATCCACTTACTCCTATTGATCAGAATTTTGTAACTCTTGATCAATTGCAACAACACTACAAAAGATTTGTAGAGAGAGTACAGTATCAACTCGGATCCATCGGTGGCGGTGGTGCTGGATTTATTCATGATCTTGATGATGTTCAGGTCGGATCAGCAGTTACAAACGGATCTTTATTAATATATAACAGCAGTATTAAAAAATACATTGGTATTGCTAGTACAGCTTTAGGTGGTGGATCTGCATCTGAGTTGGCAGAAGATGCAACAGGAACAAACCTCACACTATCTGGAAATTTAGTTGTTGCTGGAATTGCAACATATGAGGATGTCAAACACGTTGATTCACTTGGATTTTCAACATTCAGAAGTGGACTTGAGGTTAGAACTGGCACTGCAACAACAGCACTATTAGTTCAGGGAGATGCAAGGGTAACTGGTATCCTTACAGTTGGAACAAGTTCTATTACATTAGATGGATCGGATAATTCAATTAATGTTGGAACAGCAATTACAATTAGTGGTGCTACTGGAAAAATTGAAGCATCAGAAATAAGAACAGTAGGAACCACTGGTGCTTTTTATCCAGCTTGCCTCACAACAACACAAAGAGATGCACTTACAGTTACTGAAGGTGCAATGATCTTTAACAAGACAAGTAAAAAATTAGAGTTCTATGATGGAACTTCTTGGATATCACTACCTGGTATGTCGCTTGGTCTCACTGTGGCACTTGATGGATGATAAATAATATGGAGTATCGTAAACTCAATTGAATGAGCAACCCTCGTATTCCAAGAAAACCTGGGCAACCAGCAAACTCCAAGAAACACTCTGACCTTTACACGGATGAAAATCCAAAGGGAACTATTCATGGACTTGGATTCAAAGATGTTGCAACCGCTAAAGCATCTGTTTCTAAAATTCGCAATTCATCAAGATCTCATGC